CAGGTGCTGAATGGAAAGAGATGGATGATGATATGAAGGAAAGCCTTGATCTCATCTGTAACAAAATCTCTCGCATTGTTAATGGTGATCCTTGGTATCATGACTCATGGCATGACATCATTGGCTATGCTAGACTGGTAGAAGAAAGATTGGAACGATTATGATTGCTGTTGATATCCACTTAAAGGTTTTCTTTAAACCTCAAGACCTACCCAATGTCTACCTAAATGAAGAAGTGCTGAGTGAAGCCATCACTGAAAACTTAACTGCTTCGTTGGAACGAATGGATGCACAAGAAGTGCTCTTTTGTTTCGTGGATATTGAAGGACTAGAATGAAAGTTAATTCTGTAACCATTAGAGAAGCAAGCAATGGCTTTGTTGTTGAGCATGTAGCTGAATCTGAGTACGACAAGTTCCTCTCTGAGTTTGTTGCTCTAGATATTGACGAAGCACTGGCTATAGCTAGGGATTTATTTGTGCATTACGATGCTGCTGATATGTCGCATATAGTAGATACACCAATTGGTAGATAAGAAAAGAAATGGTGGCGAGTGGACTGACTCTAGGTTCAGAAGCTTCGTCACCTCTGCCCTTCGTGCTGCGTCTAGGCGTTGGCCTCCTAAGTACAAAGCTCTTAAAGAAGCCTTCGTTGGTAGGAAGACTAACAAGAAGACAGGCAAGTTGGCAATGCATTACAAGTGTGCAAAATGTAAGAAGCATTTTGTTGCAGCAGATGTGCAGGTAGATCATGTGTTACCAGTGGTAGATCCTAAGGTGGGGTTTGTTAGTTGGGACATGTTCATTGATCGTATCTTCTGTGAGATAGAAAATCTACAAGTGATGTGTAAGCCTTGTCACAAGGTGAAGACAGAGCTAGAGAAAGCAGAAAGGAAAAAGAAATGAATGCAATTTTATTAAAAGAACATGAAGATGGTAGTGCTACTTATTCATTTGATATGACATCTGAAGAGCGTGAGACACTGCTTAGTCTGGGTATAATAACAGCCCTTAAAAATGGCATCAAAGAAGGAAGTAAATATGTTGGTGACATTGATGTTAACAACACACAAGACAACACAATCTGAGGTATAACTACCTTTCCTCTGGGAGCTTTGGCTCCCTTTTTTATCACCTGTTAGGAATATTTATGACAAAGTTTAAGGTCGCTATTGACCTGTCTCGGGATAGTTTGTTTGATGAACTTGGTATCCAGAGGTTGAGAGAAAGTTACATGAAGGATGAAGAGGTTAGCCCACAAGAGAGATTTGCGTATGTTTCAGAATCGTTTGCTTCAAATCAAGAACACGCTCAGCGACTGTATAACTACAGTAGTAAGCACTGGCTTAGCTACTCTACACCTATCCTATCTTTTGGTCGCTCTAAGCGTGGTTTCCCTATTAGCTGCTTTCTTAATTACATGGATGATAGTGCAGAAGGTTTGGTCGATAATCTATCAGAAACTAACTGGCTATCCATGTATGGTGGTGGTGTCGGGGTTCATGTTGGTATCCGTAATGGCGATGATAAGTCTACTGGTGTTATGCCCCACCTTAAGATCTATGATGCTAGTTCATTGGCCTACCGCCAAGGACGCACAAGACGGGGTAGCTATGCTGCCTACCTAGACATTCACCACCCTGACATCATCCAGTTCTTGGAGATGCGTAAGCCTACAGGTGATCAGAATGTACGCACACTAAACCTGCATCACGGCATCAACATCACTGATGAATTCATGACCATCATTGAGAAGGCTATGAAAGATCCTGACTTTGATGACAGCTTTCAGCTTAAGAATCCTTCCAGTGGTGAGGTGGTAGAAACTGTGTCTGCTAAATATCTGTGGCAGAAAATACTGGACCTGCGTATGCAAACAGGTGAGCCATACTTGGTGTTCATTGACACAGCTAACAAGGCTATGCCTAAGTGGTTGAGTGACAAAGGCTTGAAGATTAATGGCAGCAATCTGTGTACAGAAATCTTCCTACCAACTAATGAGAAACGAACAGCAGTGTGCTGCCTGTCTTCTCTCAACTTAGAATACTACGATGACTGGAAAGATGATAAGCAATTCATCTTGGATGTTATGGAAATGCTAGACAATGTCTTGCAATACTTTATCGACAAAGCACCATCAACAATTGCTAGGGCTAAGTACAGTGCAATGATGGAGCGTAGTATTGGAGTTGGTACATTAGGCTTCCATGCTTTCTTACAGAAGAAAGGTGTAGCCATCGATGGTGTGATGGCTAAGAGCTTTAACAATGAAATCTTTAAACACATTCATGCTTCGTGTTTACTTGCTGACTCTGTCTTGGAGCAGCAGCGTGGTAGTTGTATCGATGCTGGTCACGGCAATATTAATAGAAGGTTTAGTCATCATACTGCTATTGCCCCTAACGCTAGTAGCAGCCTTATCATGGGTAATACTAGCCCTTCAGTCGAGCCGTACAGAGCGAATGTATTTAGACAAGACACACTTAGTGGATCATTCGTCTATAAGAATAGGTTCTTGAAGGCACAACTTGCTGCACTGGGTATGGACGATGACGATGTGTGGGCATCCATCATCAGCAACGAAGGATCTGTACAGCACCTAAACATCTCTGATCAATTGAAGGAAGTGTTTAAGACTGCTATGGAGATTGATCAGCGTTGGTTGGTTGAGCTTGCAGCAGACAGACAGAAATACATTGACCAAGGTCAGAGCATTAACTTGTTCTTCCATGCCAATGTATCCATTAAATATCTACATGCCATTCACTTCCTTGCTTGGAAGAGTGGGCTTAAGAGCCTATACTATCTTCGTTCAGAGAAGGTGCGTAAGGCAGATAAGGTAGGTGCTCAGATTAAGCGTCAGCGTATTGAAGACGATATTGATTTGAAGCAGGTGGCAGAAGGTGAAACTTGTTTAGCATGTGAAGGATGATATGGTAAAAACTAAATTAGATATTACGCAAGAGCGTACAACATTCAAGCCCTTTAAATATCCTTGGGCTTATGATGCTTGGCTGCAGCATGAGCAGAGCCATTGGCTTCATACAGAAGTGCCTATGTCTGAGGATGTTAAAGACTACAAGAAGCTGAGCAAACAGGAGCAAGAGTTTCTAACAAAGATCTTGCGCTTCTTTGTGCAGGGGGACTTGGACATTGGCAGTGGTTATCATGACCACTACATTCCAGTGTTTAAGCAACCTGAGGTGAGGATGATGATGAGTGGCTTTGCAGGTAGGGAAGCCCTGCATGTAGCAGCCTATGCCCACCTCATTGAAACCTTGGGCTTGCCTGAGTCTACATACAATGAGTTCCTTGAATACAAGGAGATGGTGGAGAAGCATGACTACATTAACAATCTTAGTGCAGCACCAATGGCTGAGAAGATTGCAGCCATCTCTGCCTTCGGTGAAGGCATGCAACTATTCTCTAGCTTTGTTATGTTGCTTAACTTTGCAAGGAATGGTAAACTTAAAGGGTTGGGCCAAATCATTGCTTGGTCTATTGTGGACGAAACTCAACATGCTGAAGGCATGATAAAGGTGTATCGTGAATATGTTAAGCACAACAAAGATGAGAGCACTTCGGATCGCATCAAGGAAATTGCAAATCAAATGGTGGGTCTGGAGGATCAGTTTGTGGATCTGGCTTTTTCAATGGTCGAGGTTGAGAAGCTTACGAAAGAAGAAGTGAAACAATACATCCGCTACATTGCAGATCGTAGGCTCATCTCTATGGGGATGAAGGGCATCTATAAGATCAAGAAGAACCCTCTGCCGTGGGTAGATGGTATGCTTGGTGTTAGCCACACCAACTTCTTTGAGCAGCGTGTAACAGACTACAGCAAGGGTGCTACCACTGGTACTTGGGATGATGTATGGGGTAAAGCAGCATGATCGTTGTAGAACTAAGACAGGGCATTGGACTTGATATTGAGTTTAACGAAACCATCTGCCACATCATTGATGATGGTGGACCACATGATAAATTGTTTTCTTATAGTGGTATACTAATCAAGTTGCCTTTTCTTAGTATCTATATTGGTGAGTTTGAAGAGATCGGTGAACTCATTAAAGGCAACAAACCTACAGGGGAATAACATGCAAGTCAAGTCTGAACGATCTGCACCTTTGCGTATTCAATTTGAACAAGGCTATAAAGCTTTCAGGCACGGATGGATTGTGAATCAATACGATCCAGTATCTGTGGCAGGTAAAGAGTGGCAACGAGGATTTGATCGTGGCTACTTTGATAACATTGAAAGACTCAATGGCTACCAAGCGGTTCGATAAAGAACTTCACGACACCTACGACAAGTTTGGAAGAGATATAGTTAAGAGCTATGTCTCTTCTTTTTGGGGTATGGAAGCTAGAGATAATCCAGATAGGTATGGGATTGATCTGCATCTATATAAAGATGACTTGTTGGTGGGATATGCTGAGGTAGAAGTCAGACTGTCATGGAAAACTGTAGAGTTTCCCTATGAAGATTTAAATGTACCTAACAGGAAAAAGAAGCTTTTAACACAAGAGATGCCTACACACTTCTTCTCAATTAACAAAGATGGTACAGCACTGTTTCATTGCGAAGCTGCTGCTGTGTTAGCTTCAGAAGTTAAAGAGTCTAGAAATAAATATGTCTACCAAGGTGAACTCTTTTACAAGGTTCCTCTTGATAGACTATCTTATGT